TTGCCATGGTAGATATGGAACGTGCGAATTTTATAATACAAAACATTGTAAGTGAGGGATTAGCTTGGAAACACAAAAAAAGATTAAGGTTTTAACAATTAGTGATATGCCTTTTGCTCCATCTGGAGTTGGCACACAAACTAAATATATGATTGAGGCGATGTTAAAGACTGGAAAGTTTAAATTTTTTAGTCTTGGTGGGGCAATGAAACATCAGACTTATCAGCCTATTAAGACGGAGGAATATGGAGAAGACTGGATAACATTGCCGGTTGATGGGTATGGAAACCCGGATCTACTTCGTTCTATCTTGAGACAAGAAAAACCAGATATTCTTTGGTTTATGACTGATCCTAGATTCTTTGGCTGGTTGTGGCAAATGGAAAATGAGATTCGTCCCTTGGTGCCAATGGTTTATTACCATGTTTGGGATAATCGACCCTATCCAACGTATAATAAAAAATATTATGAATCAAATGATTTTATTGCAACCATTTCAAAAGTAACTGATGATGTTGTTAAAAACGTTTCTCCAAATGTAAGATCTATGTATCTGCCGCATGCGGTGGATTCACAAATATTTTCGAAACATCCTGTAGAAGATGTTGATAATTTTGCAAAAAATTCTTTTGGCAAGTCTTTCGGAAACGAATATGATGAAAGTAAATTTTTATTTTTTTGGAATAATAGAAATGCTAGAAGAAAACAGAGCGGCTCTTTGATTTTTTGGTTTAAAGAGTTTTTAGATAAAGTTGGGCACGACAAGGCATCATTGATTATGCACACTGATGTCAAAGATCAACATGGCCAAGATCTAGAGGCGATACTCCTAGAATTGGGCTTGACCAACGGAGAAGTATTATTTTCTCAACAAAAGGTTGATCCGATGGTGCTGTCTTTGATGTATAACATGTGTGATTGCACTATTAATATTGCTGATGCAGAGGGCTTCGGCTTGGCTACGCTTGAATCCTTGTCTTGTGAAACTCCTATTATTGTTAATATGACGGGTGGCCTTCAAGAGCAAGTTACAGATGGAAAAAATTGGTTTGGGATTGGTATTGAACCAGCTTCGAAGGCAGTTATTGGTTCTCAAGATATTCCATGGATCTACGAAGATCGTATATCAGGAGAAGATTGTATCAATGCTATGTTAAAAATGTATGAAATGCCGAAGAAAAAAAGAGAAAAAATGGGAAAATTAGGCCGTGATCATGTTGTAAAAAATTATAATTTCGAAAACTATTGTAGTTCATGGGAAAAAACATTAACTACAATACATGAAGAAATGGGATCTTGGGAAACTCGCCATGGCTATACTAATTGGGAATTAAAGGAACTATAATGAAACAAAAAATAATAGTAAGAGCGCCAGTTTTGACTCGATCTGGTTACGGAGAACATGGAAGATTTGTTTTAAGGGCTCTCAAAGCAGTTGAAGATGTATATGATATACATGTATTGCCGGTACCGTGGGGTCAATGCGGCTGGATACACGAAGATAATGACGAACGCCGGTGGCTAGATAGCTTAATTCAAAAAACCGCCGCGTATCACCATCAAACGCAGGGACGTCCCCAATACGATATTAGTATACAGGTTACAATTCCAAATGAATGGCAGCAAATGGCACCGGTTAATATTGGTGTAACTGCTGGAATTGAAACAACTAGAGTATCTCCGGTTTGGCTTGAAAAAGTTAATCATATGAATAAGGTAATTACGGTATCGGAACATTCTAAACAAGTGTTTTTAAAAACTACGTATGATGGCGTAGATAAAAATACAGGCCAGAAGGCTGAACTAAAATGCCAAAAGGATGTAGAGGTTGTACACTATCCAGTAAAACAATATGAAGATGTTAATGTAAATTTAGATCTAAAGACTGATTTTAATTTCCTCACGGTAGCTCAGTGGGGCCCAAGAAAAAATTTATCTAATACTATTAAGTGGTTTGTTGAGGAATTTATTGACAATCCGGATGTTGGTTTAGTTGTGAAAGCCTTTACAAAGGGTAATTCAATTATTGATCGTGAACATACGACGAAAACAATTACAAACTTTTTGAAACAGTACGAAAATAGGCAATGCAAAATATATCTTTTACATGGAGATATGTCGGATGAAGAAATGCATTCTTTGTATAAACATCCAAAAATTAAAGCTTTAGTTTCTTTAACCCATGGCGAGGGCTTTGGGCTACCGTTGTTTGAGGCTGCATATTCAGGACTTCCAGTGGTGGCTCCGGCATGGAGCGGCCATATAGATTTTCTTTTTGCACCTAAAAAAGATAAGAAAACTGGCAAAGAAAAAATGAAAGCTCATTTTGGAAAAGTGGGCTATGATATTCAGCCAATACCCGATCATGCTGTTTGGGATGGTGTATTAGAAAAAGGCTCAATGTGGGCATATGCACAACCCGGCTCTTATAAAATGAAATTAAGAGAGATTTATAAAGACTATGGTAGATTTAAAAAGCAGGCCAAAGATCTTCAGAAATGGGTATTAAAAAATTTCAGTGAAGAAAAACAGTATAAGGCATTTAATGATTGTCTAAAGGAATATGCTTCAGAGAGCGTAGATGTGCAAAGTTGGCTTAATGAGTTGAACGAAGAAAAGTATGACTAAGTTGCTTTTTATAGCTGACTTTTTTGCTGAACATTTGGTTGGGGGTGGCGAATTAAACAATGAAGAATTAATTTGTATCTTGAAAAAAAATGGTCACGATGTTGTCAGTTTGCAAAGTCATTTGGTCACTAACAAGTCGTTAAATGATATGGATGGTGCAATCATATCTAACTTTATCAATTTAGAGCCCTCTGTAAAAGACAAAATTACAGAGGGCTCGTTGCCTTATGTGATCTATGAGCATGATCACAAATATCTTAAAACCAGAAATCCTGCGAATTATCCGGATTTTATTGCTCCCAAAACAGAAATAATTAATTTTGATTTTTATAAAAATGCACAAGCTATTTTGTGTCAAACTAAATTTCATGCCGATATTGTAAGGGTTAATTTATCACTCAACAACATTGTTAATTTAAGTGGAAACTTATGGTCGCTCAAAACGCTTAAGCTTCTAGAGGACCTCTCCAAAAAGACTAAAAATGAAAAAAGCTCTATTATGAATTCTCATATCGCACATAAGAATACAGTCGGGTCAATTGAATATTGTCGTATTAAGGGCATTGATTATGAGCTAATAGATCCCGCACCACCAAATATATTTTTAGAAAATATATCCAAAAATGAAAATTTAATATTTTTTCCTTCAACGCCGGAGACTTTTTCCAGGATAGTGGTTGAAGCAAGAATGATGAACATGAGCTTAATAACTAATGATTTAGTGGGCGCCACAAAAGAACCATGGTTTAAGAAGAAAGGTTCAGATTTGATAAAGTGTTTTGTTGAGAAAAGACAAGAAATTGCCGAGGTAGTTGAGAAATGCATTTTAAAATAATTGTCCCTCTTTACAATGTGGAAAAGTGGGTTAAAGCGTGTATACGCAGTATCAAAGCACAAAAATATACAGATTTTCAATGTGTGCTGGTTGATGATGCTTCCTCTGATGATAGTGTTTCTATTATTAAAAGAGAAATTGAAACAGATTCTCGGTTTACTTTGATTCAGAATAAAACGAATGTGGGCGCCCTAGAAAATATTTATAATGCTATCAATGTTTCAGACCCAAAAGGCGAAGATATAATTGTTTCTTTAGATGGAGATGACTGGTTTGCGAATGCCGAAGTATTATCGACATTATGTAAATATTATAGTGATGATTGTTGGCTGACTTATGGAAGCCATGTACTTTATCCTTCTGGAGAGCGCAGCAAATTCTGTGAGAAGGCAGTTCCTAAAAAAATAATAAGAAATCGCTCTTACAGGGATTCCCCATGGATGACTTCAGCCTTAAGAACCTTCAAATATCATCTTTGGAAACAGATCAAAGTAGAAGATCTTAAAAATAAAGAAGATAATTTTTACGAAGCTGCTTGGGATTTAGCTTTTATGTTTCCCATGCTGGAGATGGCTGGGGATAAAATATCTTTTGTCAAAGAGTTAATATATGTTTATAATCTTCATGACAATAACGATCATGTAGTACCAGAAAAGCGTAAAAAACAACTATCATATGAGTCAGAGATTCGACGCAAACCTAAGTATTCAAGGGTTTATGGCATTAAAAGTAAATACAAAGATAGGTTTGTCATTGATGATGCGACCGAACTTTTGACTGCCTGGAGGTTTGACCTACCAGCAAAGACTTTATATGCTCGGCATCGTGAAAAAGGCGTAGAAGACTTTTTTGCAAAATCAGTATATGAAAATCACCTGGAAGTATGGGGTGGGTTTACCGAAAAGAGACCTGCTAAAAACAATTTAGAAGATTTTTATAATGCCTATCACTCGATCTTGGAGGAGATGAAAACAACAGGTTTTGATGAAGAGAAGTCATTTGTTCCTGTAAACGACAACCACATGCTTTTAAATGGTGCTCACCGCACCGCCGCGGCCATTACCTATGGTGTACCCCTCATTTGCAAAGAAAGTGCCCCAGATGCGGGCCAATTAATGTGTTCTGCGGATTATTTTTTAAATAAGAGGGATATTGTCCCAACGGGTCTAGACAGAGACACGGCAGATGCCATGGCTCTAGAATACATGAGACTAAAGAAAAATGTATTTGTGACATCTCTTTGTGCCCATTGTCAGCCTCATTTTGATAAAATCTCTCAGATTTTTACAAAAAACAATGTCTCTGTTATTTATCAAAAGGATATTGAACTTAGTGATACTGGTAAATTAAATTATGTTATCTCTTCCTATTCTGACGAAACGTGGCTTGGCAATGAAACAAATGGATATCCAGGCGCTCATGAACAAGCTAATTTAAATTTTTCTAAAGGAAGCGCAGTAAAGGTTATTTTATTTGAATGTGCCGGCCCAGAAACAGCCACACGCGTAAAAAATGAAATTAGAGATGTTGTTGGTATTGGAAAGCCAAGCGTACATACCACAGACACTTACGAAGAGGCCTGGAGAAATGCAACTATTGCATTCCACGAACCTACTTTAGAATTTATAAACACTTCAAAGGTGGGCGCATTTAATACACCAAACATTAAGCAGTTTGTAAAAGAGACTAAGCATATAATTGAAAATAGCGACTTAGACTTAGAAGATTTCTGTGTTGGAGGTAGCGCCCCATTGTCCTTATATGGAAAGCGTGCATGTCGCGATTTTGATGTTATTCATTTACCATCAAATACAATTCCATTTACTGAAAATGTTTCTTCTCATAATCCATATCTCAGATACTATGTTGATGATGCGCGAGATATCTTATATAATTCAAAAAAACACATCTATGCCCACGGCTTGAAATTTTTATCCCTGCAGGGTATGATAAAAATGAAAGAAAATCGCGATGAAGAAAAAGATAGAAAGGATGTTATTTTAATAAAAGGGAATTATAATGAAGATAAGTGAGAAAGTTGTGGTTGCCGAAAAATGAACAAAGTTTTCTTTATAAATTCGTGGAATGAGTACCCGGCTAGTTTATTGCAACGCTATAATAAGCAAACACCGGGCCTTTCTGGTGTCTGGAAAGATATTGTGGGCGTCTCAAATATCAATAATGCTGATTATTATATAATTCTTGGAGGAAAAAATACGAATTATAATATTGATCCTGACAAAACAATATATATTAAACGTGAACCAAATTTTATAGAAAAGCTATCCAGAACATTCAAGCATATGCTTATATGGGAAAACACTCATTGTGGTATAACATGGTGGGTAAACAGAAGTTATGACCAGCTAAAAGAAATGCCTTATCCTGAGAAAGAAAAAAAAATTAGTTGTGTAGTTTCATCAAAGCACAATCATAGACAAAATTTTGTTAAGAAATTGATCACAAATGAAAATATGATCGATCTTTATGGAAGAGGTCATAATAAACAGGATTATAAAAAAAATTATAAGGGGGAATTAAATTATGATGGTAATTGCAAATTACGTGGCTTGTCTCCCTATACTTATAGTGTTGTATTAGAAAACTCTCAAGAGAAAAATTATTGGACTGAGAAATTAGCGGATGCGTATCTTTCTTGGTCTATCCCAATATATTGGGGCTGCCCTAATATAGATGATTTTTTTGATCCCTTGAGTTACCGATGCATAGATTTGTATGATCCTGATCCCGCCGCAAAAATAAAAAAAATATTAGAAGCTCCTGTTACCGATGAAACGATAGAATCGTTAAGAAGAAGCAGGAATAAGGTTTTGGATGAATATAATATTTGGGAAATTGTAAGGAAAAAAATAAGGAGGATAGAAGATGCTAACTGATCGAGCTAAATTGACGATAAGTTGTGGAGATTGTTCGTATATACCGAAAGTTGACAATGCTGGGATGATTGCCGAGGACAAATATCAAATAATGCATAACGGCATAAAGGTTGTAAAAGGCGGCTATCATGGTGATTGGATGACGACAATAATTCGAGACTTAAAAGGGCACCACGAACCACAGGAAGAAAAAGCTTTTTATGAAGTATTAAAAGACATACCGCCCCAAGCAACTATGATAGAGCTTGGCAGCAATTGGTCATATTATTCTATGTGGTTTAATAAAGAAGTTGAGAATCCGACAAATATTATGATTGAACCAAATGAAGAAAAACTAAAAGCAGGAAAAATTAATTTTGATATCAACAATATGGAGGGCAAATTTGCTCAAGCGTCGGTTGGCAGAGAACCCTTAAGGAATACTAATTTTGTAGACTGGGATGGAAAATCTTATACGCTTGATCAGACCAGTATTGATAATATACGCAAAGAATATAACTTAGATACAGTTGATATTGTACATTCAGACATTCAAGGGGCTGAATATGATATGCTTTTGGGCTCTCTAGATTCTATTGAGGAACAGAAAATTAATTATTTTTTCATCTCTACTCATGGGCAGCATGTACATGAATACTGTATGAGATTCTTAAAAAATAAAAATTTCTATATTCTTTGTTCTCATACAGAAGAAGAGAGTTATTCGGCCGATGGACTTATAGTTGCTAGTCAGCACCCGGGTAAAGAAATCCAGATAAGTAGGAGAGGTCGCGAATGAAATTCTATAGTCAATATGGTCAAGATAAGTGGCTTTATGAAAATTATTTTAAGGATAAAAAAAACGGGGTATTTCTGGAAATCGGCGCCGACGATGGAATTGATAAAAGTAATACAATGTTTTTTGAAGAATCAATGGGCTGGTCCGGTATTTGTATAGAACCAAGCCCGGCTAGATTTAAACTACTTAAGGAAAATAGAAAATGTGTTTGTGAGTGTGTCGCCATATCAGACTATATTGGTGAAGCTCAATTTTTAGACATTTGTGGCTGGGGTAAGGGACTAAGTGGTATTGTCAAGAGTTATCATAAAAATCATCTCCCTCGAATTAAGAATGAAGTGAGGCACCCAAACAATACGGGCCATGATGTGATCACAGTTCAAACAGATTTACTAAATAATATATTGAGTCGAAACAGTGTTTATAATATCGATTTTTGTACGGTAGACACAGAAGGGTCAGAGTTTGAAATATTAAACGCGCTAGACTTTGACAAATATAATATTAAAATAATCTTGGTTGAGAACAATTACAACGATAATAGAATTAAGGATCTATTAGTTGAGAAAGGGTATCAACATGAAGGGAGAGTTGGCCCCATAGATGATATCTACGCGAGTTGAAAAAATTAGATATAATTTTAACAAAAAGGAATAAATAAGTGAAAGAGAAAATATTAGTTACAGGACACAAAGGATATATTGGTAATAAAATATATAATAAATTAATTGAACTTAATTACGAAGTAAAAGGTGTTGATTTAAAAGAAGGAGAAGATATTCTTTGTTGTTTGCCAAACGAGCAGTTTGATTATGTTTTTCACCTATCTGCTCTCCCAAGAGTAGAGTATTCGGTTGAAAGGCCCAGCTATACATTTAAACAAAATGCATATGGCACTTCTGTTTTACTTGAGTGGGCTAAAAATCATGGAGTTAAAAGGGTGATTTTTAGTTCGTCATCGGCCGCGACTGGAGATGGCAACGGCCCCAAATCTCCATATGGATTACATAAATTAATTTCCGAAATGGAATGTGAATTATATTCTGAATTATATGGATTGGATACTGTTTGTCTTCGTTATTTTAATGTTTTTTCCGAAGACCAAGAACACGGCGGCGCCTATTCTACGGTTATTTGTGCGTGGGTGGAAATGTTAAGACAAAGAGAATCATTAAGATTTGATGGAGATGGCGAACAAACAAGAGATTATATTCATGTTGAAGATATTGTAGATGTGAATATATTTTGTATGAATTATGAAGATAAATTTCATGGAGTGTGTTTTGATGTTGGTGCTGGGGTTTCTTTGTCATTAAATGACATAAAAACTATAGTTGAAAAATATCACATTCCAGACTGGCGATATGCCCCGGAGAGAAAAGGGGATGTCAAACATACTTTAGCCGGCACAATACCTTTAAAAAATATTGGTTGGTATGCTAAAATTAACGCACGTGATGCTATTGATAAATGTTTTAGAGAGTTAGGGGTATGAAAACAGCTTTTATTACAGGAGCAACTGGTCAAGATGGTTCTTATTTAGCAGAGTTATTGTTAGAAAAGGGGTATAAAGTGGTCGGTGCGAAACGAAGGACATCTACTATTCGCACTGAAAGGGTTGATCATATTTATAATAATGAAAATTTTATTTTAGAATATTTTGATCTAAATGATTCTTCATGCATGTGGTCATTATTTTTGAAATATAAACCAGATGAAATTTACAATTTAGCTGCTCAATCTCATGTTAGAGTATCTTTTGACGTGCCGATAAATACCGTAGACGGCGTGGCCATGGGGACATTACGATTATTGGAGGCCATGCGCCACATTGTACCACATGCCCGCTTTTATCAGGCTTCATCTTCTGAAATGTTTGGCGATAATGTCAACATTCCTTTTAATGAGGAGTCTAAGCTTATGCCGGCCTCTCCTTACGCCTGTGCAAAAGTGTTTGCACACAATCTTGTGAGGAATTATAGAAAATCATATGGTATCCATGCTTCAAGTGGGATTCTTTTTAATCACGAATCCCCACGAAGAGGAGAGACCTTTGTAACTAGAAAGATTACTCTGGCTGCAGCGAGGATTAAATTAGGATTACAGAAAAGACTTTCATTAGGAAATATACATTCTAAAAGGGATTGGGGTTTCGCCGGCGATTATGTTAAAGCCATGTGGCTTATGTTACAACAAGATAAGCCAGGAGATTATGTTATTGCTACAAATGAAGCACATACCGTGGAAGAGTTTTTACATTATGTATTCCATCACGCAGGCCTAGGAAATCCTGAATTTTATGTTGATATCGATCCTCAATTTTACAGACCTCATGAGGTGCCGCTGCTTTTGGGAGATTATACAAAAGCAAAAGAGAAACTAAATTGGGGCCCAAGTATAACATTTAAAGGTTTAGCCGAAATGATGTATGATCATGATTACAATTTAATAAAAGGAGAAATTAAATGAAATTAAAAGAAATGCGAATGTCAGATCAAGCCGTGGGAGCTGTTATGATGGCGCTACAAAAAAGTTTAATGGAGCAATCTGATATTGTTCCGGTATTGAGCGGCTTTAAGATAAAAGATTCCCCACATGGATTGGTGGTTATAAATCCTCCGCTTGTTAAATTTGATGATAATTTTGAAGAAAGTTTACAACAAAATGTAGATACCACAGATACAGACAACAAGGCATAAAATGCCCATATATGTCTATGCATGTGATGATTGCTGTGAAGAATGGAAAGAAAATCATGGCATGACTGAAGAGGCCGAAGACTGCAAACGCTGTAAGTCTAAAAATATTTATCGCAAGCCAAGTATTTTTCACAATCTCTCTAAGAGCCCGGAACCCGACAAACCAAAAGTTGGTTCTCATGTTGAAGAATTCATTAAGAATTCTAAAAAAGAGCTTGATCAACACAAAGAGGAGCTGAAGGATAAAAGATGATTGAAATATTTTTAGGAATTTCCGTTGTAATCAATGGATTATTAGTTTGGTATATAGTACAGTTAGTAAAGCGTTTTCTTAATATATCTGAGGAACTAGAAGGCTTATTTATTAGTTTAGAAGAGTACTCTGAGCATGTTGATATTGTATATAATTTAGAAAGATTTTATGGGGATACTACGTTGGAGAATCTTTTGCGGCACTCGAAGCTTCTTTCGGAAAGCGCTAAAAATTTTAGGGCCACTTATGATATTAATTATGCTGATGAAGAAGGGCATAATGAGGAAGACATATAAACAATGGCTCGTAAAAGAAAAAACATGTATTTTACAAAAGTACATGAAAATGCAATAATTGAATATTGTAATACGAATGATCCAAAAACAAGAAATTCTTTATACGCAACACTCATCGGCCCGGCCTTTGACGAAATGGTTGATAAAATTGTTTATACTTACAAGTTTACTAGCCTTCCCAATATTGATTATTTAAAAGAAGACTGTAAAAATTGGCTGATCACTATATTAGATAAATATGACCCAAGCAAGGGTTCAAAGGCTTTTTCTTATTTTAGTGTCATAACAAAAAATTGGTTTATACACAAAGTCAAGAAAACATCACAGAGATATAGGCGAGAAGTATTAATTGAAAATTATTGTGTGCCTGAGAGTGAGAATATTAATAATAGTCACCCCCTTGTTGTTTATAATACTTCAATGCAAGATGCAATTAAAAGAGAATTTTGGGCGCACTTTAGGAACAATATTGTTGCATGGGAAGTGGTGGCAACAAGAACAAATGATAAAAAAGTTATTCAAGCCGTAAAAATTCTTTTTGAAGAATCTGAAAATATAGAAATTTTTAATAAGAAAGCTATTTACCTATACATCAGAGAGATTACTGGTTTAAACACCAAACAAGTCGTAAGCTCCTTAAACAAATTAAGGATTAAGTATAGGGATTTTAGAAAGAAATGGGAAGAAGAGTAGAGGACATTAATGACTATATTGAAGAGTCAATAAAAAACATTAGAAATGATCGAGCGATAACAAGTACCTTATTAACAGATCTTTTATTGGAGATGAAAAAAACCTCTGATTTAGAGAACCACAAACAATTAGGCATGATTGCTTCTAAATATGTTGAAACCCTGCAGCGCTCTAATGAGCAGTTAGTTAAAATTACTGCAATTTTAAACAAAAGGCGGGACGACTCTTTAGAATTAAATGATGAAGATAAGGAGCATCTTTTTGATATAATCCAGAGTGGAGATAAATAATAGATGAGCAGGCCTCCAATATTGGATATTCAGCCAGGATATCTTAATGATTTTAATGTTGATGATGTAGATCAAGAGAGCATTGATTCTCAGTCTGAGACACCTCAGTCTATAATAGCTCGGATGAAGGATAGGGTTTTTACCCCAAATAAGTTTAAAACCTCTGGCACTCTTATTGGTGTATTGTTGAGGGTTGATAACGAATGCACCCCCCAGGATAGTGCAGTTGCATTAAATTCCAACACAGGCGCCTCTGCAAAATACAGCTTAAATACGTATAAAGTTTGTGTCCCTGAGTTACATTTTATGTTAACAAAACCGGATAATCTTCCGGAAGAAACCAGGCAAGATAAGCTGGCAATTGATGCATACCCGACAATACAAGCAATCGATACATTAGTACAGCGCCAAGGGGCCGCCCCTGGCGACTTAGTGAAGGTAGAGTTGGCAAATAAGGGGGCCATCAGCCGGCTGTATTTTGCAGGTCCTGTAGATCCTAAAAACATAAAAGCTAATGTACAAGAACTAAAAGATTGCATAGACGCTTGCAAAAAAAGTTATACTGGCGAAGGGGCAGTTGGAGATTGCATTAATAAAAACAAGAAGGCATCTAAGTTGGATGATGTCATACCTTTAACTACAGACGCCGGCCATCAAGAAAACAAATTAATAAATGGCGCCCCAGGAGCTGAAGCACCGAAATGGCTAGCAAAATTAGTGGATCCCAAAAGCAATGATAACTTTAAAGGAATTGTTTATATTGGTAAATTAGAGGGGAACGGCACAAAAGACGGGTTGCAGATGATCGAAGGAGAGGGTCGCAGTGTACTAATATATATGCCAACTGGTGTTAGTCCAAATAAAGGCCTTGAAGTAATTTATTTTTTCCATGATCAAGGAAAATTTGCAAATGATTCAAAAGAGTGGAATGAGATTGGAAAAACAATAACTCAAATGACCAAAAAAAATCCTCAATTTGATGGGGCCCGCCGGAATCTTGTTTTTGTAATGCCTGAAATGATGTGGTCAAAGGAGAAAATGACCAAAAATAATGGATATCCCCGCGCCACATCGAAGCCAAACACGAAACTCACGACATACGGAGATAGACAATGGCCGGTATGGAACTTCGATGGTACATCAAAAATATTTAATAGACAAACAATGTCATATGAACAAAAGTCCATAGGCGCAGGAGTTGCAGGTCATATTGAAAAACTAGTTGGGGCAGTTAATAAAGTTTTAAGTGAGAAATTTTCAATTCAAAAGAAAAAAATTCAACAAACAACTTTGGTTGCGGATCGTTATGGCGCTATTGCAATTTCCAACTTAGCTCGAATAAAAAAATTCGGTAAGTTTAAAAATTTGAAAAAAATACAATTATGGGACGCGGATTATAGTTCTACCGAGGCCAATCATTGGCACGACAATGACATAAAGGATATTATGATTGCCATTGATCCCAACAAAGTGGAAGTTGAATATCACTTATCAGATAAAGCCCCAGACTTGCCTAAAAATGCTGTTGCTGCATACATCGGTCGCACCTCTTCATTCACTATAGAATGGCTGACTACTATGACGCTAGCTTCGTCTAAAGATCCCTTAAATCAAGCCATTGATGAACTAAAAAAGTTTTATGAGGGCGCCCTGATTTATAAGAAGGGGGGCACCCAATTGGCCAAAAACGAACCGGACTATAAGAAACTCAAAGGTGAATACGACAGTGGCAAAAAATTTATTGAGAGCAACAAAGCAAAAACTTTAAGATTGTCTGGTCGATGGGTGAATTTTATTTTCAGAGGAGTTTCGGCCCCGCTCAGTTTTGACTGGATTACATGGTGGGAAGAGGCCAGCGCTCCAACCGCAGTTTCTGCAACCGAAGTCTTAAAAACGCCCGGCATGGTTATTAAGTCTGAGGGTGACAGTGCCGAAATTTCAGCCCAAGATAAAAGTTTCTTTTCAGAGTTTAAGGGAAAAACTTTATTATATAATTCTTCAGAAACTAAAGCACAGAAAGGCAAGACCGCAATTGTCGTCCCGCAAGGAGCTGATTTAACGAAACCTTATGAGTTAATATATTTTCTCCATGGGCTCCAGGGTGATTCTCCGGGAGAAACTCTTTGGCGGGGGATGGGATTTAGAAAAAAAATTCAAGAGTCTTTGTATGAAATGGTTCACAAACAAAAAAGAAATATAGTATATGTAACGACCCAGCTGAATGTTTATTCTAAGATCGGGGTTAAAAAAGCTACTTTTGGCTCTGACTCGGGCGCCACTTTTGCGGATTTTCATAAAGAAGTGGTTGATAAAATAAAGAATACCGACCTTAAGAAAGGTTTAGGTGCAACAGCCAATCCCAAATTTATAAATATTAAATCATTTTCTGGAGGTGGTTATTCTCTAGCTGGTTTAGTGGAGCAATTATCTAGTAACACAATTGGGAGTACTAAGCTTAAAAGAATAGATTATCTCGACTCTTCTTACTCCTTCGCGATTGATCCAGTTTTTGAAAAGATTTTTGTGAATAACAAAAGTGGCTTTAATCCAGGGAAAGATTTGGAGATACACATTTATACGCCCAAAGAGGCTGAAACATTGACCGTTGTTAAGCCAAATATTAAAAGATTTATATCACAAAATCCTTGTGACCCCAAAGGTCTTCCCGGCGGTAAACAATTTAATGGATGTAAAGATATTCAGCCCCCTCCAGCAGATAATCTGACTAAATTAGAAGGATTATATTTGGACCTGAATACCGCAGGTGGCCACTATGGCCCACTAGAAAAAAGATTCGGCACACCTTCTTTATTAGAAAGTGGAAAAGTTGATGGAATTCCAATAAAAGCTCCGGCTATAAAAGTAAAACCAGCAGAAGTTCCTGTTTCATATGACGATGATGGAAATGCTTATAACTACGAAGGAAAGCCACTCCCTGATAAACATAAATTAGCTGACCCTAATGTAAAATGTGCAAAGGGCAAGAAAGCAAGACAAAGAGCCAATACAGTTAAGCGAAAACAATTGAAAGCCTGTGAGAAAGATTGCAGAGCGAGAATTAAGGGCAAGAAAAAGGGCGCCAAGGGAAGCGTCCCTTCTGGAAAAGTAGAGTGCGGCCCAAATCCTTTAGGATTAATTAATATATCAGCTTTTGTAAAAGGTAAAAAATATACTGCTCAAAGGAGACAAGTTTATAACTATTCTTATGGTAATAAGAAAGTAGGAGAATTTATAGATAAAGTCTTAGAAAATCCCATATGGGGTAAAGCTGCCAAACCTGCTAAGAGCGGCGCATATGCTACTATAGTTAGAGGATCCCAAAAAGGAAAATCAGGTATACAATGGATGATAGGAGATGTTTCCCCAAAATGGGCCAATGGTATTGATATGGTGCGAGGCCACAATTCTCACAGAGAGGGTAATGATTTTGATATGACTTTGCCAATTGATTATAAAAACTCTCCTGGTACCAGCCTAGTTCTGTCGGGGCCAGGCGCCTCCCCCCGCCGTTTTCAACGACTTTATGAGAGCCCTGACAAAGCAAAAAAACACAAGGGCATGGTTGTAGACTATGATAAAACTATTGCGTTGGGGCTTCTTACACTTAAATATTTTCCTGGCTCTGCAATATATTTTGGAGTAAACAACAAAAAAGGCTCCAGATTTGGGCCCTGGCTAAAAAAACGAATGTTGGAGTTGGAAAAACAACAATATGATCTTTGGTTTGGTACCCCCGATCCTGCGTTTAAAAAGTTATTTAAAGCTTTTGTAGGAGATGGGGGAGCAACAAGGAAAAAAATACTGAAAATGTTTAGTATGGTACCCGCTCACGCTAACCACTATCACGTGAGATTGAACAGGCCTTGGTCCTCTTCAATGCTGAAAGTACATGGAGCAGACTTTAAATGGGCACGTGCGAGATTAAAGAAAAATGGTTGTTCATACACCGGCCCCCATAAGAGTTCACCGAAAGCATGGCGCGCCTGGGTGACGCAAGGGGGGGCCGGAACCGTGTACCTTAAAACAGCGAAGCCGGTAGTGAAGAAAAAGGACAAAGCTTCCGCATAAAGGAAAATAATAAAATGACGTTAAGTATTCCCCTTAGAAATAGAGCTTTATTTTTTGATCAAACTGGATTAAATTTAGACCGAAGTACAAGCATATTTTATAGTGGCATTGATGGCGATCCCAACCCCCATCGGGTGCCTAATATATCTAGATATGCCAAAGGCGAAAATCACATTGAAGGGTCTTATGGTTCTGGGATAAGAATCGGTCTAGACAGAATGAATGAAAAAACGGATCCCAAAACTGGTGAACCATATATACATGGCGCCGGTTATGGGGGAGTCGGCGCTTTTGGCTGTTCTGCGGTCGATATATATGCAGGTTTAGATTCACATGGCACAGCGAAGGGCAAAGTTCCCGGAGTGCCACTTAATCCAAATGCAAAAAAAGATGCTGCTAGAATTTATGTCTCTGCTAAATGTGATGTTGATGATATGTTTGCAGTCCCTGGCGGCAATATTGGGTCGGTGGCTGGGAAATCTGCTGCAGTTGTGAAGGCAGATCAGCTCCGTATTATTGGACGTGAAAATATTAAAATTTGCAGCGGAATAGATCTTAAAAATTCATTGGGCTTTCCAGTTTGGGGACCTGGCAGTATTAATTTAATTGCCGGCGGCGGCAAGCCCCAACCTATCCCAAAAGGAAATAATGTATTAAGGGCGCTAAATGACATAGTTGATAATATTAATGAATTGGCAACCGTTGTGGATAATTTTTTAATGTTTCAGCATAAATTTAATACTGCACTTATGAGCCACAAACATCCATCTCCAACTAGCATGGCTATTGGTACCCTTGCAACTGGAAACCCAACTTCTCTTGCGGGGGGAGAAACCCTAATGTCTTTTGATTGCATGACTGCTGGCTTTGACGCCATAACAAGTGCGCTATCTTGCAAGAAAAGCCTTATGTTACACGGAATGAGAGGCTCCGGTATTAAGATACAAAGATTAGAACAATTTAGCAGTGACTATATTAATAGTGGCCAAGTATCTACAACTTAAGTTTACAAAAAAAGAGGTCAGAAAGTGGCTAACAAAACAGCTTTAGATATAATAATTGAAAAATTATATAACAGATTAAAAGAGGAACCAGAAAAAGGCGTTGTCGTTTTGACTGCAGTAAGCGGCAAATATTCTCCGACTCTTGAGGGATTCATGGGTATCATCAAAAAGAAAATGAATGATGCTAATTTGTTCCCTCCGGAAGAAAATTTTAGTTGGGCATATAAAATAAGCGTGATAAAGAAATCTTATGGCATTGGACCGTCTGTAACTTTTGGGAACGAAAAAAATAGAGATTATGAAAAGAAAAATATTGGGAATAAGCAACTCTGGTGGCAGAGAGAAAAAGCACATTTATCAGCTGATGGCAAATATTATATAGTTCCATTGGTTTTTGAGAACATGACCAAAAATCCAAATTTGGTTAATTATAAAGATGGGCTCAATAAATATAATATTGGATATCCCGCTTCTAAAAAAGGAGCCCCCGGCGTCGGCCTTCTTGGCAATGAGGAATTTGTTAATAATTGTAAATTTTGGGCACTAAAAAAATTAGAAAAGGATTTAGACAAGACAATCCGCAAAGACCAAATTAAAAATTGGTCAAAAGACTTTGGTTTTATACCACAAAATAGAAAAGTTAAAAGATCAAATGATCCAGTTACGGGCAAGCCAAAAGAGGTGTCAACAACACAATCTTGGCACATTGTGCCTAGGCTTCCAGAATATCAGACTTTATGGATTAAAGTTATGTTTGATCGAGGGTGGGTAGATTCATTATCTCAGAATGCTCCTAATATAGATTATAGTGTCACCAATAGGGAAGTATTAATTTTAGTTAAAGATCTTAAGCAAAATTTAGAAAATTTAGAAAATATTTTACTACACTTTGACGCACAGATGAATATTGCTTTTGCTAGAGAAGGGGTGGAAGTCAACTTTGATGCTAAATGTGCAGCCGGCTCCATAAGTCAAATTTATCAGATACTTGATGGCCTAATGCGAACCAATGGCCACCCTAGCTTAGAAGAGTTAAAAGATACTACCCCACTGTCAGCATTGCAGTTTGGTTTTACAAAAGATTATATTTTACAATATGTTTCTTTTAGTGAAGTTGCAGATTGTTTGTGTGAAGAGGGCGCGGATTTAACCCCCTATATTCTTAAAGAAGGCCTTAATGCCATAAAAGGAAATGGTCCATTTGCCCTCCCGGGAATTAATAATTTTATACATTTATTGCCAGAAATTAATAGAAGGTATGCGCGATATTTAAAAGATGGGGGCAATTATAGTACTGATTTATTTTCCATGGAACAATCATGGTTAGATTTTGTCCATACATATATTTACCCTCCCCCAGAAGTACATTATTCTGGCCAGGGTGGATCCATGCCAGGCACGCCTTTGGATATACTCCAGTTAAAAAATCCGATATTTAAAGACCTTCTGTTTACTGGGAAATATATAAAAGATCCCCTCCAACTAATGAGTCCGGACGTTAAAAATATGGTTGTTGGGGCATCAAATGTTACTAACATGTATGCTGGCGACGATAATTTATTGAAAGCCCTCAGTGGAGAGGTAAAGTCCATGACGGCTCTTTTTGATAAGTTGCTAAACAGAATTCCAATATCTGAATTAATAAAAATAGCTGCAACGCTTCTGTTTAAATGTGTCAAAAACAGCGACATGAAAAGACATTTATGCCAAACGATATTGAAGAAGGTGCCAATAGCAGAAATTCGACAACAACTCTATCCATGTTTAAGAAATCTGGGTGCACCAGGCGAAATGGCAATTGCAAAATTGGAAGGAAAGATTACAGGCCGAGTTGGCGAGCTTTACAAAATTGCATCCGCTAGATACCCCAAGAAATTTCCACCCGACCCAGCGACTCCATGGACAGAGATTCAGGTTGTGTCTAAATTAACTTCTGCTTATTGTTCTGACCCATATATGCAAAAGAAGTTTGGAAGAGCCCCAGATGACTTTAATGAAGAATTAGCAAAATGGGCTGATGATCAAGCTAGCGATGCCATATGTGATTGTGTATTAACTTTATACGGGCCAGTCACTCGTTTACTCGATGAATTCCAAGATATCTCTGATGAAATGATAGATGGGATGACAACCGCAGCAAAAGATAAGTTATATGATTCGGATCAGGATGGAACTTTAGCTTTAGACAGAATGATTAATCCTATTAAAAAGTATCTGAAGTCCGAGGATAAAATGAAAGGCTTCAAAGACGCGTTTGCAAATGGTCTTAAAGATATGGGAATGAATCTCGTTTTTGCTACCACAATGGTTGTTTTAAAATATGTTAAGGATGAGTTTAGTGGGAATTTAACTAAAGATTTATGTAATGGCACCGATAGCCCCTTTGGTTTTGCGAGCCCCAAAGATTGGATAATGGACTCTCAAGTATATAAAGACAAGGGAGAACAAGAACTTTGGGACAAGTTTAAAGATCTTAAAGAAAAACATTTTTTCAACCAGGACATTCAAACTTTGGTAGATGGGTTTGAAAAGCTAGGAGATGCATTTTCGCCCCGCGAATTAAAAAGATTATTTACAACTGAATGCAATGACAGCTCTTTTGATGGAAATTATGAAGAGCCGGCACTAATATTAATGGGCGACGAAGTGAGTATGACTATATTACAACAATTTCCAGGCCTATCTCTAGCCGCAATTGTTGCACAAACTGGATATGATCCTACCAAAGAGAACCAGACATATAAAAAAGAGGATCCTGACTCGGGCGCAATTGTCGAATTGCCTTTCCCAATCGGATTTATTTCTCCAACTCAAGCACATGCTTTTTTGTTTGATTTGGGAAAGTTAATTGATCCGGATACATATGACGCAGTTATTGATGAATATGACGCCCTACAAAGTGCTTTTTCAAGTCTTTGCGACCCCATTAATGTGGAGAATCTTGGTGAGTCCATCGCGCCAGACGATATTATAGCCTTAGTTGAAGGAGATCAACAACAAGTTTTAGATGATTTGTCGGCAATTTTACCGTTAATGGATAAGCAGATGATGGAAGATCTATATCCTCCACTTTTTTGCGGCCCTTGTTCTCCAAATCAAGTTGGAATGAAGCCGATGATGCCTAATCAATCTGATCCAACACAGCTTTTTATGCAGGAAAGGCTGAATAATCGTACATACAAAACCATTGATGACGTTTTTAATAATAACCTCTCCGCCTATAAACCATTAATAAAAGAAGTTATGAGCGGCGATGCAGTTAATATTTTGATTAATCAGCTGTCCAATGTGGAAGTCGATCCAGAGGATCCTTCGGCTGCGTATAAGAGCGCTGTCAATACTATGCTGGCAGCGTCTGTGGACGCTTATGAATCGGACACCGATTCTGAAGGAAAGAAGCTTGTTGCCAAGAAATTCCGGAATATGATTGCTGAAATTACAACTTCTGATAACGGCGGCATGAATCAATTAATAAAATATGAACCAGAGAATAAAATAGCAATATTTGAATATGATATTCCTAATACGCCGTATATCATATATATGGTTTTTAATTTTTCTGGCAATCCGATGGGTTTTAAAGGAACATCTATCGAATCCCCACAAATTAAAGTACTTTGTTTTAATGGGGATATTAAAGATTATGAATATCCACCTCCTGAAAAATCTAAGAAAGATGAAGAAGAAGGTGAAATTTTTGATATGAATGATTTTGAGAACGGGCTTTTTAAGTATTGGTTTAAAAGCCCGTCTATACCAACTGGCAAAGTTCTTCCAGAAATGATGTTCATGACGGCCGTCACTGGAGATAATCCAGCCTCCATATTTAAAGGCATTTTTCCGATTGCTTCAAATTTAATTCTTGAGACTGTTTGGAATAATACATCTAAAAATAAATTATTTGAAGCTAAGAACTTTAATTCGCTTCCGCTAACTAATCAAGAAACTGAATCTAAATGTATTGACACAGACGCGACACCCTTATTAAATCCTGATAAAAATAAATTAGACGTAGATGATATTAGAAAAAGCCTAGAATGCGTAGTTAGTATGTTTGCCACACCAGACGCACTTCAGATTGCAAATTTGTTTGGATTATATAAAATGCTAATAAAAGTTTGTATTGTAGAAGAGTTTCTTAAAAATATTTTTATGTTTTCATTTGCGAATATATCTGACATCATCGAAGATGAAGCATATATGGGCATTGTAAAGAAAAATGTTAAATCTTCAGTTGAGAGTGTTTTATCGACAGGATATGGCCCTCTTTTAGAATATTCTGAAAAAATAGTAAATGCACGTAGATTAACATTAGATGTAGACGCCATGGTAGACGAAAATGGCGCCCCCCTCGACGATGTAGCAAAAGCCGAAGAACTAAAAGTAAAAACTCCAGAAGAAAGCTTAGATATTCTTATTATGGAAGAGGCTCTAGAAGTTGATTCTTTAATGGATAGTCGTATACGCTATCACACTAACCCCAACTGGAAAGATGAGTTTATCACGCTGGGGGAGGGAGAATATTTTAAAAATGATTTTTTCAAGTATGCTATACATAATGAAATAATGAATAAGGCAATGTATCCATCGCGCCCAAAAACACTTGGAGATCCAAATAGTTTAGAAAAAAATAAGATGCCCTTCTTCGAGTTAATTGATAAAAACGAGGGTTGGCAGATTGATGGACAAAAGCCTTTCCCTTCTGATCTCGAAGGGGGCCTCTTCTTTGAACCCTATGTAAGAATGAAGTCTAAATTAGCTACAACCTATAACGAACCCTCGTCTTTGGAGGATGCAGAACCATATTTTTATAGTTTTTGGGGAAAGTTTAAAGAAGCTTTTGCGCTTTGGGAAAGCGCTATTTTTAGAGCTTATGATGATGTTAATGCATATGGGATGACGTATGGAGCAGCTCCCGGCATCACCCTACAAGACGTCCCCCACAATCAGTCAGTAGAAACTGGTGAGCCAATTATTAACACTTTTTTCACACGCGACGGCGGCAACCCACTATACAAAAACATTTTTCCACTTCCGGGCCATAGCCCAACAGGCGCTCAATCATATGGTCAACCTGGAGTACAGGTGCCTAACTATGAAGAAGTTGTTAGGAAAATACATAATTTTATAAGGAAGGTCATAGGAAAAGTGGAAGAAGAATATGAGGCCCATGGTTTACTCATTTTCGATGCTCCTATAGCGGTAAAGGGCGGAAAACTTTCTACTTTTTGGGATTTCTTTTTAACTTTCTTTTCACCAGTAGACAAGGATGGCGCGCTGTGGAGTTGGGCTTCTGACCTTAATAAGCCCTCCGATACTAGTTCCATTTATAAATTAATATTTCAAAGCACTGTAAGTTCATTGGATACAATAACACAGGCATTCCAGGAGGGTATTACCGGCGGTGCCGGCCCAGCTGCGTTTTATAATGCTTTTTATTATTGGCAGCACTACCCCAATGGGGTCATCCCAGAGGCCAGAAGTAATTTTCGCAATAGGGGGGTTATAAATTTTGACTCAATGGGGTATTACAATTTTTCTGAGATAGCTGATGCTAGTTTTTCAAAATGGAATGGTTCAATTATTGATATTTTTTCTGGTGCCAAAGAGACAAATATCGGTGTTAATGACGCCGACGTCGGCGCCGTCGCTACGAAGAATATTTCGAACTCTTTTAATAAAAATTATCTATTGGCAATTGCCCAGTTTATGGATCGTCATGGTTTTGATGATTTTTCTGCACTTCCTGATGGTATCACCGTTGAAAGTCTTGCTCCCGATACCGTCTTTGGTGACAGCTTTGTGAATTTAAACATTGATTATTTATGTGGGATTTATGAGTGGTTAAAAAGAGTTGTTGTTGAGGCGCCTTTTGATCACTGGTTTGATATTTCCCTGGGTATGAGGCTGAATTTGGTGGTACCATATCAAGGACAAGATATCGATTCAGATTATATAGAAAATCTTATATCCGAATTGAGAGATGTGGAGCCTTATTTACCGGATATAAAAATTGATAGAGATTATATTTTAGATAAAACGTTCTTATTGTCAGATCCAGCCAACCAAGTACGCCGCTGGTTGTGTTTACCACTAGAAGCTACAGAATATGATCTGAGAAAATATTGGGAGGATGTACATAAAAATTTACACCCCGCGGGATCTCCGACGACGTTTGGGTCTGACTCTGTTTCTTCTGCTTTTATCGATTCGCCTACTCCACCATTAAAAGAAAATCCATGGAGTTTAATTATGGGCAAAATTTCTGATCTTGGGTTGGAGCAAGGTGCCCTTGAATATAATTTCTCCCGCGGCCCATCGATTAACAATAAAGCAAATTTATATAATAATCTATTTTGCCCAATTAAGATAAATGTGGCCTACATGCAGGAAAATAAAGAGCCAAGTACGTATTATGTCAATACAGCATCTAATAATAATCCTGTGCGGCCCACTCTTTGGGCGGCGTGCAAACTTCTTAATACCTCATTAGCCCCCCATAACCGCACAACTGATGATGCCGAATCAAGCCCCAACCCTTTGCGGGAAGAAATTGTGCATACGTTGCAAAACAAAATAATGGAAAAGACAAAAGGGTCTAAACTCCTTGAGGAGGTGTTGCCCATTAGACAAACTGTGTTTTCTACAGCACTTTTATACCGTTATGCTATGATTAGTGCTTATCCTGAGTTGCAAAATCTATTTTTTCCTACGAAGCTATTAATTAACTCTTTCATAACTCAATCTATTAAAATATTAGAGGGTGATTATTCATATGTTAACGACGCAGTTGAAGATGTCCCCCAGGAAGAAAAGTTAGCCATGTCAGCGCCATCGTCTCAAGATGTGGCTGCACAATTTTTTGAGTTAGTTGTTCAAATGGCAGCGAACACTGTTGACCCGACCTGGAAAACACCATGGTTTTTCCCTGGACCACTAACTCCTGTTGGAATAATAGCAAAAATGATTTCGCAGATTCCAGACAAAGATAAAGACAAACTTACAGAAGAAGAAGAAGAATGTGAAGATGGCACCCCCCAAACAGACAGTGGATGATGTTGAAATGTATAATTATTTTATAATGAAAACATGTTTAAATTCTACTTATCTAGAGGAGATTAAATAAATGGGAATCGGTTATTCTCCAAAATTACCACTGCAACACGATCCTGTTGATGGGTATTACAAATTAAATAAAACTATAGGCGCCGTTATGAAGCAGAACATTAAGATGGTTGTTTTAACGTGCCCAGGTGAAAGAATGATGGATCCTAATTTTGGAGTTGGGGTTCGTAATTATTTATTTGATACTAAAATGGTTACTCATACATCACTTAGGGGCAAAATTATGGAGCAGGTAAAAAAATATGTTCCCTTTGTTCGAGTTACAGATATTAATGTGATAGACCTTCAGGATAGCCCGGGCGAAAACGAGCCTACAAACTCTCTAGGATTACAAATTCACTATACAATTCCCAGTGTGGGCCTAGACGACACATTAGCTATTACTTTTACAGCTTAAATATCTAATTATGAAAAGGATTTTTTAAAAATATGGCAACGAAAAAACCAGCAATAAATTATACTAATCGCGATTTTACTTCAATTAGAAGTGAATTAGAATCATATGTCAAGAGATATTACCCAGATAATTATAGAGATTTCACTGAAGCATCTTTTGGTTCTATAATGTTGGATACCGTTGCTTATGTTGGGGATATGCTTTCGTTTTACACGGATTACCAAGCCAACGAATCTTTTTTAGACACTGCCATTGAATTTGATAATGTACTCAAGCTAAGTCGACAAATGGGCTATAAATATAAGCCATATCCGTCTTCGTTTGGCGTGTGCAATTTTTATATTACCGTTCCGGCTGAAGCCTCCTCTCAGGCACCTGATGAAAAATATATGCCCATTTTACGCAAGGGATCGACTTTTATATCAACAAACGATACAATTTTTTCTTTGTTAGAGGATGTAAATTTTGCGCTTTCTGATAATCCAATTGTAGTTGCAAATCAGGATGCCACCACAGGAAATCCAACTTCCTATGCAGTCAGGACAGCGGGTCAAATAATTTCTGGTGAATTAGCAGTACAAGAAGTATACGTTGGAGAATATACTCCATTTCAAAGGGTTTCCATGGTTGGTGAAAATATAAGTGAAATAATCTCAGTGTTTGATGATAATGGAAATCAGTATTTTGAAGTTGATTATTTGAGCCAGGACGTTCTTCATGTCCCTGTAATAAATAGAAATCCTGACAATAATACCGTTCCATATATATTAAAGCCTGTTTCTGTTTCTAGGAGATTTAGGGTTGATTCTACCCCTGATGGCCTATTTTTACAATTTGGTCAAGGAAGTGAAGAAACTCCTGTTGAAGTCAAAGATCCGTCTGAGGTTATATTACAATTGCATGCAAAAGATTATGTTACAGATACCTCTTTTGACCCTTCTATCTTAAACAAAACTGATAAATTAGGAGTGTCACCATCCAGCACTACATTAACTATTATTTATAGAATTAACACAAATGAAAATGTTAATGCAGCCGCACAAACAATAACAAGAATCGGCACTGCAGATTTTTCATTCTTGGCCGAACAAGAAGGCTTATTAAACGAAGCTACAATATCTGGAGTACAAAATAGTTTGGCCGTTTTAAATGAAGCGCCTGTTACTGGCGACGTTGGCCTTATAAGCATTGAAGAAATAAAAGAAAGGGCCATGGCCAACTTTGCTTCTCAAAACAGGGCAGTGACCAAACAAGATTATATAGCATTGGGCTATAACATGCCATCAAAATTTGGAAAAATTAAAAGGGCAGCTTTGGAATTAGATACTGACTCATATAACCAGCGTAATATAAATTATTATGTACTTGCCGAAAATTCCGATGGAGATTTGGTGGTTGCTAATACCACACTTAAAAATAACTTAAAAACATGGATAAATCAATATAAGATGGTCAATGATACAATCGACATTTTAGATGCAAAGATATGCAATATTGGAATAGAGTTTAAAATCGTACCATTTCCTGGCACAAACAAATATGATCTTTTAGTTGAGGCCAACGATACGTTAAGAAATGCCTTCACTAAGACGTTTTATATTGGAGAGCCCATAATAATTACAGATATATATCAAATATTAAAATCCATTCCAGACCTTATGGATGTTGTGGATGTTAAATTAAAAGTAAAGGTTGGCGATGGTTATGCTGATGCTCCAATATCTATAGAAGAGGCTCTTTCTCCTGATGGTAGATTTTTATTTCCACCAACGGATACTATTTTTGAAATAAAATATCCAGATTTAGATATTGGAGGCACCGTAGAGTAATGGCTATTAAAAGATACACTGCAGACGCAGACAATACAATTACTAATGCTTATAAAGCTAATTTAACCGAACGCGGCGTCAGTGGCAATATGGGCCAATCAGACATAGTAGAATCATTTTCCATATATGCACAGGAATCAGCTTCATCAACTGAATATGCTAGAATTTTAATTAAATTTCCGGTCACTGGGACTGCCGCGAATTATATTTCATATGATCGCACTCAAGGAAATATCCCGGCCTCCGGAAGCGTTTCCTTTTATTTAAGAATGTTCAACGCAAGACATTCCCAAACAACGCCAAAGGATTTTAATCTAGTTGTATCAGCGATTTCTCAATCTTGGCAAGAGGGCAATGGCTTAGATATGGAAAATTATTCTAATGAAGAGCCATCAAACTGGCTTTACACAACAGATACGGATATTGCCGCTAGCGCATCTATAACTGTACGAGCGAATACAGCCGCTAACACACTCCATTTAACTGGAGCAACAGCGAATTATTTGTTTACTTCTATAAATGATGCAACCCCGGCGCCCGACTTTTTTCACATTGGAGGCAGCACTGCTGCATGCGCCACCAATATAGTTACAATAATAAATACGTCAGCTAGCGCAGACTTTAGTGCAAATGCTGTTAGTTCTATTGTTTATATTACTTCATCCGCCGCAGGAGCAGCAGGAAATTTAAATTCTATATCTTCTAGCGCCGCCGCCGTTTTTGATGTTACGGGTAGTGACAGCGTTGCCAATAGTGGATTAAGTGGAACTCTTGGCGGCGGAAGTGATTATACTTTGTGGACAACAGAGGGCGGTGATTATTATTCAGACGCCTCTTCCTCTTTTACTGCTTCCTTCAATACTGGTTTCGAGGATTTGGAGTTAGATATTACTCCGCTAGTTGAGCAATGGATTAATAGTGCAGGAAATGTATTGGGCTCTAAATCAAATTATGGTGTCGGAGTTAAATTGTCTTCCACTGAAGAATCTGACTCTGTTTCCTATTATACTAAAAAGTTTTTTGCACGAGGGTCTCAATATTTTTTCTATAGACCAATTATTGAAGCTCGGTGGGATTCTTCTATAAAAGATGATAGAGGGAGCTTTTATTACAGCAGTTCTTTAGCTCCTGCTGCCGATAATTTAAATACAATTTATTATTACAATTATGTACGAGGTCAATTAAAGAACATTCCGGCAGTTGGAACTGGCGCTATATTGGTTAGTTTATATTCCGGCTCTTCGGATAATACTGCCCCTTCGGGCGCGACGTTAGCTTTAAGCGTTGGTGGGGGCGTCGTAACATCTGGAGATTATAATGTCACGGGAGGTTATGTTTCTACCGGCATATATTCAGCCTCTTTTGCGTTTACTGGCTCGACATCTTTAACTACTGTTTATGATGTGTGGCACAGCGCCAGCGTTCAATATTATACAGGATCAATTGAGCCGAAAAGTTTAACTCAAGTTTGGCCCGGACAATCATTTAACCCAAATCAGCAATTTGTGAGTAATATTACTAACTTAAAGCCATCATATTCTAATCAAAATACAAAAGCTAGATTTAGATTGTACACAAGAAAAAAAGATTGGAGTCCAACCATCTATACAGTGTCTTCAAAAAAAGCACCAATTGATTTAGTTGAGGATGTCTATTATAAACTTTATCGTGTTAACGATGATTTGGAAGTAATA